CGCGATGACTTCTTGAAGTTTGTGAAGTTCACCATGCCTGCGCCGGACGCGCCGGATGACATCGAGCAGTCGATGTTTAAGGATTCAAAGCACCATCGCGCATTGGCAAAGGTGCTCGAGAAGGTAGAGAAGGGCCACATTCCGCGTCTGATCGTCACGCTTCCACCCCGACATGGTAAGTCCGAGCTGATTTCGCGTCGCTTCATTCCCTGGCTAATGGGGAAGGACGCATATCGCAACATCATCTTCGCAACGTATAACGAAGATTTCGCGCAGGACTTTGGTGCGGACGTTCGCAACATTCTCCAGTCGCCATCGTTTAAGCAGACATTTCCGCAATTCGCCTTGCGCCAGGGCGGCGCGTCGAAAGGTCGCATTCAAGCAGACCGAGGCGGCATGGCTGCGTTTGTGGGTCGTGGCGGATCAATCACAGGTCGTGGTGCGGATTTCCTCATCATCGACGATCCGATCAAGGACGCCGAAGAAGCGGGAAGCCCATCGGTTCGGCAGAAGCTATGGGAATGGTTCACCCAAGTAGCTATGACTCGTCTGATGAATAGCGCCGCCAGCGTCATCATCGTTCACACGCGCTGGAACGAGGACGACTTGATTGGCCGCCTGACTGATCCAACCAACCCGAATTACAGCGAAGAAGAGGCGTCGAAGTGGAAGGTTATCAACCTGCCTGCGATTGCCGAAAACGACGATCCGCTTGGACGTAAGAAGGGCGAGCTGCTTTGGCCTGAGCGCTTTGACATGGAATTCATGGAGGCGCAGCGTCGCTTGGACCCTAGAGGCTTTTCCGCGCTCTACCAACAGCGTCCAACACCAGAGGACGGCGACTTTTTCCGGCGTGACTACATCGTTATGTACGACAAGCGCAATTTGCCGGACGACTTGCGCATTTACGCCGCAAGCGATCACGCGATTGGCCAGGATCGTCGTCGCTCAGATAGCACGGTTTTGCTGGTCGTTGGCGTCGATTCGATGGGCGACATTTACCTGCTGGATTGCTGGTGGGAGCAAGAGAGCGCAGATCATGTGGTCAACGCAATGCTGCGTATGATGAAGCGGTGGAAGCCTTTATTATGGTGGGCAGAGAAGGGCCATATTAGTAAGGCAATCGGGCCGTTTTTGCGTAAGCGCATGGTTGAAGAGCATACCTATTGCGCGATCGAGGAAGTGACCCCGGTAGCAAACAAGGTACAGCGCGCGCAGTCGATTCAAGGCCGCATGGCGATGGGCAAGGTGAAGTTCCCCAAAGGTCCGGCCTGGGCGCATAAAGCGATCGACGAGCTGTTGAAGTTTCCGAACGCCAGGCATGACGACTTTGTGGACACGATTGCTTGGATTGGTTTGGGATTGGGGCGTCAGGCTGGGCCTGGTGCAACTAAGCCGAAGCAGGAGCTTCCTGCTACCGGATCACTTGCTTGGGTAAAGATGGACAGCAAATTCCGGGAGCGGCAGGAACGACTTGAACGTATGACAGGAGGCTTCTGATGGAAGAATCAATGGAAATCATCGTCGCAACTGGCGGCGAGTGTGAGGATAAAGAGCCGACCCAGCGCCGGCAGCAGCTCGTTTCGGACGTGGTTGCGCGTGTCAATGCGGCAAAGGCGCACCACAAGAAGAAGTTTGACCAGATGCGTCGGGACATGGATATGGCCCTGCACGGTTATGACGATCGCGAGTGGGACGGCAATCGCTACACCGCAAACCTGATTAACCGTCATGTGCAGCAGCGCACCGCAGCCCTGTACGCAAAGAATCCGCGTGCTGTGGCCAAGCGTCGCAACCGCCTGGACTTTGTGAATTGGGATGGCGACGAGAAGAAACTGGCTCAGGCGTATCAGCTGAAAACGCAGGCCATGATGGCCGGCCAAATGGTCCCGCCGCAGGCAGACATGCTGATTGCTGAATACGAAGCAGTCACCGACAAGCGCCGGAAGGTCGAAGCCGTGGGCATGACCCTGGAAGCGCTGTTCAGCTATTTCATGGACGAATCCCAGCCGAGCTTCAAGTCGCAGATGAAGAGCCTGGTTCGTCGTGTGATTACGACTTCTGCGGGCTATGTGAAGCTGGGCTTCCAGCGTGAAATGGACCGCCATCCTGAGATCGCAGCGAAGATCAACGACATCACCGCGCAGGTCGATCACTTGCGTCGCATTGCCTCCGAGGCTGCCGAGGGCGAGATCAACCAGGATGATCCGGAAATCGAAGAACTGATGCTGTCATTGAAGGCGCTGGTGAACGAGCCGGAAATGATTATTCGCGAGGGCTTGCTGTTCGACTTCCCGGAATCAACCGCCATTGTTGTTGATCCAATGTGCCGCCAACTGCGTGGTTTTGTTGGCGCGCGCTGGATCGCACACGAACTGTTCCTAACTCCGAACGAGGTGAAGGAAATCTATGATGTTGATTTAGAAGGGAAATTTACCCCATACGACACCAAGGGCCGCAAGCAGGACAGCGCAACCATCAAGATGGGCGTGCTGGCTGAGACTTCGACCGAGGAAACCCAGAAGGGATTGGTTTGCGTGTATGAGGTGTACGACAAACCATCTGGCCTTGTTTATGTTGTCGCCGAGGGTCATAAGGACTTTCTGATGGAACCTGCGGCTCCGAAGCTCAAGGTCGATTCCTTCTGGCCGATCTTTGCTTTGGTGTTCAACGAAGTTGAGCACAAGGACGAAATCTATCCGCCGTCTGACGTGCAGCTGATCGCGCCGATGCAGGCCGAGTACAACCGTGCTCGCCAGGGGCTGCGCGAGCATCGTCGCGCCAATCGTCCGAAGTATGTCAGCCCGGCTGGCCGACTGGAGGACGAGGATAAGGACAAGCTCAAGGCGCATCCGGCAAATGCCGTCATCGAGATTCAGGGCATGGCCGCAGGCGAGAAGGTCGGCGACCTGATCCAGCCGGTCAAGATGATCGGTATTGATCCGAACCTGTACGAAGTGAACACAATCTTCGACGACATCCAGCTGGTCGTGGGTAGCCAGGAAGCGCAGTTTGGTGGCGTGTCTGGCTCAACGGCGACCGAAACCAGCATTGCTGAGTCTGCTCGCATGTCCGCATTGGGCGCACAGATCGACGAGTTGGATAGCTTCATGTCCGAGGTTACGCGCGCAGCAGGTCAGATCCTGTTGACCGAAATGAGCACCGAGCAGGTTAAGAAGATCGTCGGTCCGGGTGCAATCTGGCCTGAGCTGTCTTACGAAGAGATCCAGGAGGAAGTGTTCTTGGAGATCGAAGCAGGCTCGACTGGCAAGCCGAACCAAGCAGCCGAGCTGCGCAACATCGAACGCATGCTGCCGTACTTGCTGCAAATGCCGGGCATCGATCCGAAGTGGCTGGTCAAGCAGGTACTCAAGCGCCTCGACGACAAGCTCGACATCGATTCCGCACTCGCCAATCAGATACCTTCAATCGTATCGATGAATGCTGTTAAGAATGCAGAAGCTGCGATGGGTGGCATGGGCGGCGGTGCAGCTGATCCGAACATGCAGGGTGCAGCAGGTGGAAACAATGTGGTGGCAATGCCATCCCCTGCTCAAGCAGGCGGATCGTTGCCATCGATGGGACCAAACAATGTCTAGTTTTTTTGCGCGATAAGTGTCTGATGTCTGTTGTACAGCAGACAGATTGTCGGCAAAATACAGGCATAGGAGGGACGTTATGGCAGAAATGCAAAACCAGTCGGTCTCGTCCACCGACGAAGAGGATGTTACCGCAGAAGCGGTTGAAGTTGAGGCAGAGTCATCCGCTGCCGAGGGCGATGATGATGAAGGTCTGCTCGCCGTAGTCCGAAGCGCTGTTGAGGAGAAATCCGACGACAACGAAGAGGACGAAGGGAGTTCTAAAGAGGCTTCGCCAGCCGAAGAAGAGGAAACGGACCAGGGAGAAGAGCACGAAGAATTGGCCTCCGAAGCGCACGAGGAGGAGGACTATTCAAAACTGCCCTTCAACAAGCATCCGCGTTTTCAGAAGCTGATCCGTCAGCGGAATGAGTACCGGGAGAAGGCACAGAATTACGACTTCGTTCAGGAGTTCATGGACACGAATAGCCTGTCCGCCGATGAGGTGGCGCAGGGTTTCAAGCTCATGGCGATGATGAAGGCGAATCCTGAGTCGGCTTATCAGGAGTTGAGCAAGATTGTTGGGGATTTAGCCCTAGCAGCTGGCGTAACCCTACCGGAAGAATTGGCCCAGAAAGTCGAAGATGGCTATGTGGACCAAGAAACTGCTCAGACCCTATGGCGAAATCAGTTAGATGTAAAGCGCCAAGCTGATCTTGCGGCAGCTGAGAACCAGCGCTACCGCCAGGCACAGGCACAGAACGTAGCACGTTCGATGGCCGAGTCGGTGACAGCGTGGGAACAAAGCGTCCGAAAGAACGACCCTGATTACGACCTTAAAGCAGACATGATTGAGGACCGCGTTAAAGCTCTTGTCGCCGAGAGGGGCAGGCCGCGTTCAAACCAGGAAGCACAGTCCATCGCAAAAGAAGCGTATGACTTTGTATCTGCCAGGTTGAAAACGGTCAAAGGCGTAAAACAGCCCATGAAAACAGCGGTCGGTGGAAAGGTAAGTGGAACGCCCACACCTGAGCCGCAGTCGCTTCTGGACGTTATTCAGAACACCTTGGCTCAGAGGGCATGACTTTAATCATCTTCTGACGAGGTATTTATCATGGCATTTACTGCTGCTGAACTGGCGAACATCGCCAACGCCGCTCTTGACTACTACATTGACAAGGGCAAGGTTTATTCACAGACCATTCAGGACAAGCCGCTGCTTGCAGCTCTTGATGCGAAGGCTAAGACCTTCCCTGGTGGCAAGGGTCAGGTTTCTGTTGGTGTTAAGGGTACTTACACCACTACCGTTGCTGGCTACACCCACAACGACACCGTGACTTACGCTAACCCGGCAAACATCAAGCGCGCCAACTACACCTGGCGTGAGCACCATGCTGGTATCAGCGTAACCCTGACCGAGCTCAAGAACGACGGCATTTCTGTTGTCGATTCTCTGAACAGCGGTAGCGTTTCCAATCACTCTGGCCGCGATCAGACCGCTTTGGCGAATCTGCTCCAGGACAAGCTCGAGGACATGATGGAAGGCTACGCTCGCGGCGTGAACGATCTTCTGTGGGGCGACGGTACTGCCGATCCGAAAGCGATCGCTGGTATTCGCTCTGTCGTGAAGGACGATCCGACCGCTGCGGGTACTACCGTTGGCGGCATCGACCAGTCCTTAGCTGCTAACAGCTGGTGGCGTAATCGCGTCAACTTGGCCGTTGCAACCACCGCTGGCGGCGTCGAGCTGACCGAAGAGCTGAACAGCGAATTCCGCCAGCTGCGTCGCTACGGCGGCAAGCCGGACATCGCTCTGTGTGGCTCTGACTTCCTTGATCGCCTGGCTACCGAGCTGCGCAACAAGGGTTACTTCACCCAGAACGGTTTTGCTCGCCGCACCGACATTGGCGTTGGCGACATCACCCTTGAGGGCGTTGTATTCAAGTACGACCCGAGCATGGACGACATCGGTACGTCTTTGGGTGGCGCTACCGACTTCGCTAAGCGTTGCTACGTTGTGGACAGCTCCAAGCTGAACCTGATGTACATGGACGGCGAAAAGATGAAGCGTCACTCACCGGCACGTCCGGCTGACCAGTACGTTATGTACCGTTCTATCACCACGACTGCTGTTCTGGGTGCTTCCCAGCTCAACTGTCACGGTGTTTATCAGTTCTCGTAACTGAGGGTAGGGGGAGTGGCTTCGGCTGCTCCCCCTTTTTCATATTAAGGAGATGTTATGCAAATTTGCTCATGCCTCGTCCTCATCGGAGGCGATATTGGAAACAGCGTTACCAAAGACGGCGTTACCGCCCCAGAAATTGCACTACTGCGTAGAGCGCATGGCGATGACTCTGTTCGCAATATCACCATCAAGGAAAACGCCAAAATTGACCACGATCAAGAGCGCGAGCGCTTGAGCCTGGTGTATGGCGCAGAAAAGGTAGCGAGTTTGTTTGGCCAGTTCGGCAATCTTCCAGAAACCCTGAAAGAAGCCCGCGTTCAAGACGACGTGATTGTTGAAGATCTGACCAAGAAAACACGCTCTCGCAAGGCAGCAGATACCGCTGAAACTGACTCTGGAGAATAAGCAATGTCGCGTGGCACAACCCTTGGGCAACTGATCGAAGATTTGCGTGCTGAGGCTGGCCACGCCCTTGCTCCATCACTCGGCGCTTCCACCCGCGAAGTGCTGATTTCGATTCTGCGTCGCCAGCAGAAACGGCTTTGGGAAGATTACGCCTGGCCATTTCTGCGCGTGCGCGTAGATGTCCCTGTGCAAGCCGGACTGCGTTATTACAGCATCCCCAGCAACCTGACCTATGAGCGCATCGAGCGCATGGAGTTCAAGTGGGGCGATCGCTGGCAGCAGCTTGGGTTCGGCATTGGTATTGAGCACCTGAATCAGTACGACTCAGACAAAGACATCCGCAGCTATCCGGTTTATCGCTACCAAGAGGCGGAGAACAATCAGATCGAAGTCTGGCCGATCCCGAGCCAGGACGGCAGCGCAGCCAATTCGGACGGCATTCTGCGCTTCACCGGAATTCGCAATCTCAATTCGCTGGTGGCAGACAGCGATCGCGCTGATCTCGACGACCAGCTGATTGTTTTGTTCGCCGCTGGTGAGCTGTTGCAGCGCCAGAAGGCGGGCGACGCCAAGGACAAATTGTTGCAGGCCGCAGCGCATTACCAGCGCCTCAAGGCTCGCAACTCCAAGTCGGATTCGTTCGTGATGAGCCAGGACGAGCCATTAGCTTACACACCGAAGGGTCCGCCGATGGTGGCCGTACAGAAGCCGTGACATGCCGTACTTTCTTATTGAGGATTTCAAAGCAGGGCTAGATACCCGCCGCATGGCGGTTTCAAGCGTCCCAGGATCTCTACTCCAGCTAACCAACGCGCACATTACGCGCGGTGGCGAAATCGAAAAGCGACCGGCATTCGTGCCGGTTTCTTCGTTGCCAGCCGGGTCTTTCGGCTTGCATGCCGTAGGAACCAGCTTGTACACGTTTGGGTCGGCAGCAGGTGTCACGCTTCCAGCAGACGCGCCAGCCAACCTGACGTACCAGCAGCTCTCTCATCCGAGCTCGCTGGACATGACAAAGATCCTGCACACCTCGAGCTTTAACGGTCTGCCGTATGTGATCGCGCAGTACAACGATGGCTCGGTATGGCATTTCTACAATGGCAGCCGGATTGGTAGCTGGGAAGATGGTAGAGCGCGCGCCAGCTTTACTGTGACTGGCGGCACGGCTGGTGGCGTTCAGGCAACAGCGAGCTTCGACGTGACTGGCGGGATTAACTCGCCGTCCGATACCGTGTCACAAATTCGCATTGGGACGTACCCGCTGATCTCCGGGACGGTCCAGCACGACGGCAATAACAGCTCCACCGCATCAGCGCTTGCTAATGCGATTAACAGCTTCACCGGCAGCCCAGACTTCACGGCTTCTGCGTCCGGAACGACGGTAACGATTACCGCTGTCACCCCAGGCACAGCGTTCAATGGCATGACGCTTGCGGTGGCTACGACAGGCAGCTTTACCGTGGGCAGCCTGGTGAACATGACAGGTGGCGTGGATAACTCGATCGCCTTGATTACGGTCAATGGTGTGCGCATCAACGGCAGCCCAATCCTGCATACCGGCGACAACACGACGACTGCCGCAGCCGTTGCCGCAGCAATCAATGACTATCCAAGCTCCCCGGATTACTTTGCCACCTCGGTTGGTGACAAGGTGAACGTGGTGGCCGTGGATGGCGGCACGACGCCGAATGGATACGGCGTTGTCCTGATTAACACGGGCGACGCGACAACCAACACCACATTAACCAATCTAGCGGGCGGCGCTGCCACCCCGAGCACTTACATTCCTGGCGAGTTCGCGAAAACCGCGAAAGCCAAAATGTACTCAGTATCCGGGTCTGCGCTGCACTTCTCCAAAATCGACGATCCGACCGATATTACCGATACGGTTGGCGGTGCTGGCTTTGTAAATCTCTCCAACAGCGCGGAAGGCTCCGAAGCGCTGACCGCCATTGCGAGCTATCAGACCAATTTGGCCGTTTTCTCTGAGCGGACCGTGCAGATTTGGTTTATCGATGTCGATGCCGCAGCAAACCAGCAGCTCCAGGTGCTGAACAATACCGGCGCGGTTGCACCACGCTCCGTGGTGGAGTGGGGCGACGCCGACGTGTTCTACCTGTCCGAATCAGGTATTCGCTCGCTGCGGTCTCGCGATGCGTACAACGCAGCTTTTACCAGCGATGTCGGGAACGCGATTGACTCCCTGATTACCGACGAGCTGCGCACTAACCGCCTAGCCGCACAGGATGCAGTAGGCGTTCTGGAGCCGCGTGATGGCCGCTACATGCTGGCAATCGGCGACAAAATCTATGTGTTCAGCTACTTCTCGGCGTCCAAGGTAAGCGCTTGGTCCACCTACGAGCCTGGATTCTCTGTTGAGGCTTGGGCGATTGTGGGCAGAAAGCTCTACTGCCGAGCAGACAACAATCTGTACCTATTCGGTGGCGACGATGGCGCGACCTATGACAACTCGACGGTGACGGTCCAGCTGCCGTATCTCGACGCCAGCTCGCCTGCCACCAAGAAGTCATTTACCGGCCTCGACATTGCGTGCGAAGGCCAATGGACGATCGAAACCTGCACCGACCCCAACGATCTGACAGTTCGCCAGACCGTCGCCACGGTACACGAAACAACCTACGACCTGGGCCATGCGTCGCTACAGGAATACGGCACGACGCTGGCGTTCAGGCTAACCAACAACACGTCGGGTGCTGCAAAAATAGGCAATATGGTCCTGCATTACACCAGCGGTGAGGCGGGATGAGGGTATGCGATCTGGCCATCCCATTTGTCTGGGATGCGGCCTATCGGATGCGCGAAAAGGATTACGAAGAGCTGTCCGCAATTTGCGACGTTCGCAACCGGAAAGAGTTGGCCGACAAGTTGTCGGTGGACTACGCCCCGCATCAGACGATCAAGGTGTTTTGTCTGGACGACGGCAGGCCGACGGTGGTGATGGGATGGACGATGGTTCGTCCTGGAGTGGCGCAAATCGGGATGTTTGCGACCGATGACTTCGGTAAAATAAAAGCAGCGGTAAGCAAGTATATCGTCAGACATTTTTTCGACGACATCAATACTTACAGCGTACACCGCATGGAGTGTTTTAGCCTTGGTACGCATGCCGAGGCGCACGAATGGATTGAGTGGCTGGGGCTCAAAAAAGAGTACGAGATCCCCGGTTACGGCAAAAACGGCGAAATGTTTGTGTCCTTCGCCTGGACACGCGGACCCGACGCAACGCATGTGAAATGGCGGCGCGGCGGAGAACTACGTTAGAGGTGAAGGTATGTGCTCATCAGGTGGCGGTGGCGGTAGACCATCTATACAGCCGGTTCCAGTAGATCCAGCAGAGCAGGCGCGCAGGGCCGCGCAAAAGCAGCGAGAGATTGAAGAGGCAGCCCGCCAGCGCGCAGCAGAAGAAGCAGCTCGCCGCGCAGAGGAAGCCCGCATTGCAGCTGAAAAGGAACGCCAGCGTCAGATTAGCCTGGGCCGCACCAACATCGACGACGCCTTCTCACGGTTCAACGACAGCTACTACTCGCAGCTGGACAAGCAGTACGAAGATTACGCACGCGGCGACATCGATACGCAGTATCAAGACCAGCTGCGTCGCTTGGTAGGTGCGCTTTCCGGCATCGACAACATCGCTTATGCAACCCGCAATCAGGGTGTCGAGGATCTTGGTTCGCAGTACCGCAGCGCGATCGATATGGTCGATGAGGGCGGCGATACCATTGCAGATCAAGCGCGCAACGAAGCAAACGCAGCAAGAGAACGCCTTATTCAGCGCAATTCCAGCGTAGCAAACGCATCAGCAATCGCTGATGAGGCTCGCAAGAGCGCTGAGAATCTAGCAGGCACGTCCCGCATGTCGCGCCTGGCATCCATCTTTGTCGATCCAATGCAGTACGCAGCCAGCCGTCCAGGCTACGGCGGTCGTCCTGCGGTGTTTGGATCATCTAATTCAACTGGCACGTCGGGCGGCAGTAGCCGTGTCGTAGGGTAAGGAGCAAGCCATGTGTAACCCAACAGCAGCTGTCATCGGTATCGCATCGGCAGCATCCTATTCTGCGCAAAAGAGCGCAGCCAAGAAGGCAGAAGAAGCGCAGCGTCGAGCAGAAGAAGCTGCGGCAAAAGAAGCCGAACGCCAGCGCCAGCTCGAGATTGAGCGCCAGAACCGTATCACCGAAGGGCGCACCAGCATCGATGGCGCGTTTGGTCAGTTCGATGATGATTTCTATGGCGGTCGTTCTCAGGCATATCAGGATTACGCAATGCCTGAGCTGGAGGATCAGTTCCAAGATTCCATGCGCAGCCTGGTGGCAGCGCTGGCTCGCTCCGGCAATCTGCAATCCTCAACCCGCGCTGAAAAGATGGCGGACCTCCAGGAGCAGTACAACCAGCGCAAGCTCGACATCTACAACACCGGCATGGATTACGCCAATCAGGCGCGTTCCAACGTCGATGCGGCACGCAACGAGCTGTACACCCAGAACCAATCGCTCGCTGATCCGAACCTGATTAGCGGTAACGCAGCGGCGCGCGCAGCAACGCTTAACCAGATGCCCAGCTTCTCTCCGTTGGGACAGCTGTTTAGCGATTTCACGGCAGGCTTGGCTACGCAGTCTGATCTCGAGCGTCGCCAGATCAATCAGTACGACCAGAACCCATTGTTTAGCCTCAATAACGGCGGCAGCGGCAAGGTTGTTGGCGGCTAAGGAGCAATCATGGCAGAAGCACCAGCACCAGCACCAGCAGACAGCAATACAACGCTCGGCGTGAACAACGCCGGGTGGATGTACGCATTGGGTCAACTTGGCTCTGCCTTAAATGCGCGCAGCGCAGCCAAAGCGTATGCCGCAGCGATTGACCGCAATGTGGGCCGCACCCAGGCATACACGGCTGCCGAAGCAGAGCGGCAAAAGGCGCTGACCGATGAAAACATTAAGACGTTTGGTAACAGTCTTGGGCAGTTTCAGGGCGACGTTAATGCTGAGATGGGCAATCGTGCGGCTGACCTTCGTGCTGCGTATGCAAAGCAGACAGCAGGGCAGCCTCAAGCACTCGCTTCTGCGCCGCAAGCTCGAGGCATTACGGCTGATGCTCAAGCGCGCATGAACGCAGCTGCGATGCAGCGTATTGGCACGCTTGCATCGGCCATTGCAAACCTTCGTTCGTTTGGCGATGTCATGCGAGACAAAGGCCGCGTGCTTGGCGACAACGCAGGACTCATCGATCAGAACCGTAACTTCATGCGCGGCAGCGCTCAGGTGTTGGGCTCCGAGCTGCAATCCGCTCAGCTGCCTGTTCAGGCTGGTAATTACTACTTGGGTGACGCGCTGCGTGGCCTGGGCCAGCTCGGTATGCAGTATTTCTTGACCGATCAGGAAAAGCTGAAAGCAGCAAACCAAGGGCTCGTGACTTCAACTCCAGCGAACGCGGGGACTAATTAAATGGGACGCAGAGACAACGCATATTCTGGCTGGATGAATCCAGGGCTTGCCGAGGGGTTTAGCAATCTCTCCAAAGCAATGTTTGGCTCTGCGACTGACGACAATGTTGCAGCGGCAGCTGCGGCCAACCGTGAATTAGCGCGTAAGCGCGGCATCGAGGCAGACAACGCAGCGGATGCGCGTTCAGCGTATCAGGCCGTTATGCCGTATATGGGTGACGTGCTCCTTAATGGCCTGCCTACGCTTCCTCAGTATGCCGACGCGCCGAGCCAGGAAGGCGCAATGATTGCTGCTGAGAACCCAGAGCTGGAAGGCTTGGCTGCACCAGACCGTGTGATGACTGCGCCAACCGGCGGCGGTTATGACATGGAAAAGATTGGCGCATTGGCGAACGCCATGATGCTGAATCCGCAAGAAACGCAAAGAATGTGGCAGAGCTTTGGGGGTGCGCGTGGATTTGATGCTGCGCAGAATGCTCCAGAAGATATGGCGCGCTGGTTGCCGATCTTTGCTGGCGGCGGAATGCCGACCCAGAATTTCTCTCCAACGCCTCAGCGCGGTGATGCAATTCGCGAGCAGGCGGTGCAGGGCAATATGCGTCGCGATGCTGCAAAGCCACAAGCGCAAAACAGCAAAGCCAACTCAATGGGCGACAAGGTATTTAAGGCGGTCAACGAAGGCATCCAGGGCATTGTTGAAGAGTTTGGTTTCAAAAATAACGACGCTGGTGCGCAGTCTCAGCTTGAATCCGCTGCAATCGAGATAACCAAGCAAACGCAGAATCCAGTCGCGGCGGTATTGGCAATACGCCAGGCGCTAAGAGACGGAGCTCCGGTCTTTGGTGTCGGCACGAAGGATATTGACAATAATTTCTTCAATATCTTTGCTGCGAACGACCACACCAAACTGGTAATGGGACAGCAGGGAAGCACTCCGCCAGTACCGGGTGAGATCCAAAAACTTCCATCAGGCATTTATCGATTCAAGGGTGGCGATCCCACAGTACCTGGTAGCTGGGAGAAACTTTAATGGCTGGCGCTCAGTTCCCGTGGGAGCAGTACGGTGAGGCCGCTGCTCCGGCCCCAGAAGCGCCTGTAGCAAAGGCAATCGAAGCGCCACTTGCTCAGCCTATTTACCCTTGGGAGCAAACTTTTTCGGGGCCATCCAGCGATCGCATGTCGCCTCCTCCCCCCCAGGGCGACCCGCAAGGGATGGTTGTGCCGCCCACCTATCAAACGCCGGACGTGATGATTCCGCATGTTGGCGATGAGTACCGCGAACAGCCTCTTATGACCCACGATGGGCTGCCTGCTCGCCTAAACAGCGATGGCAGCTACTCAACGGAAGTCAGCATTACGGTTACTGACCCTCGATTGAATGGCGGCTTGCCGACCAACATTCCTTCGCTTTGGGGAGGCAAGGAGCTTAATGAATATGACGCAGTAACCGCTGCGCTTTCTTCTGGCAACAAGTACCCATCATTTGGCTCGATTGATGACGCCGTGGCGGCAGCTAAGGCAAGGTCTGCGGCTGGGGGCGCATCAGCACCACAAGTCCCGCCGCCTCCGGTACAGCAAGAGGAGAATTCGAGTTTCTGGGAAAACGTGATGAGCGCCCCAGGCAATTTCTACGATCGCCTGCAACCACCCCAGCAAGTAAAGATCATCGATGACGTTACTGGCGGCTATCTTGGCCGTTACTCAGGTCGCGGTGTGGACAACATGCGCAAGCAAGGCAACCTGCTGGCAGCGCTTACTGGTGTCCTGAGCCCAGAAGAGTTTGCAGCGAATATTGCCGAAATCAATCGCACCATGACGCCTCGCGATCCAAGCGTCGAAGCTGGATTGAAAGAGATCGGTGACGCAGAAGGTTTCTGGAATTCGTTTTGGGAAGTTCTGACTAACCCGAAAGCGACAGGTGCTGTCGTTCTTGAATCGCTGCCGCAGTCCGTGCCGATCATTGGTGGCGGTATTGCTGGTGGTACTGCTGGTGCAGCGACCCCGGTTCCTGGCGGCGCAATCGTTGGTGCTGGCGCAGGCGCAGGCACGATGAGCTTCGCGGTTGAGTACCTGAATACGGTCCTCGAGCAGATGGAGCAAGCCGGCGTCGATATGAACGATCCGCAAAAGATCGTTGCTGCGTTCCAAAACGAAGAGCTGATGGCCAAAGCAAAGGAAAGCGGCGTTAAGCGCGGCATTCCAATCGCCATCTTCGATGCCATTTCAATGGGGCTGGCCAGTCGCATTGCAGCGCCGACAAGAAAAGTCGTGAAGGCTGCTGGTGCTGGCGACAAAACAGCGAAGGTTGCAGGTGCTACTGCTGAAATCGGAACCCAAGCTGGACTTGGCGGCGGCGGCGAAGCTGCGGCCCAGCTTAATGAAAAAGGCAAGATCGACAACATGGGCGAAGTCGTCCTTGAAGGTGTTGCCGAGGCTGTAACAGGTGTCGGGGAAATTGGTGCAAACCAAGCCATCGACGCGATGACCCCGGATGGCGTAAAGATTGGGCGCGAAATGCAGCGCCAAGTCGATTCGATGCAGCCAGTACCGGGCGCAGCAGAACAAACAGCGCGCCAAGCGCTTGATCCCGAGAATGCTCAGCTGCGTGTTGTGCAATTCCCCTGGGAGCAGTACGGCGAAGGCGCACCACTTCCAGGCGCTGTGACTGCCGGCATGAACGAGCAGGCCGACAAGCCAGAGCCAGAGCCGCAGCCCGTTGAACAAGTAGCGCAGCCGCAAGTTCAAACTGTGAACCCGCAGATGCCGCAGCAGTTTGCGCCGCAGCAAATGCAGCCGCAGCCGCAAGTTCAAGGCGTAAGTCCGATCGAGTCGCCCAATGCCGGAGGCACGCTGGCGGCGAATCAGGGACAGGTTTCTACTGTCACCGGGCAGAAGATCGACGTGAATTACGAGATCGTCGAAGGCAAGAATTTGCGCCAAGCTACCGCAGACTTGCAGCCGCGCGATCGCGAGCGTGCATCGAGTGATGCGCAGATTCGTGAGATTGCGACCGGCTTAGATCCGCAGCGCCTTGGTTATTCCGCAGAAGCAGATCGTGGTGCGCCGATCATTGGCCCAGACAACATTATCGAATCAGGTAATGGCCGCGTTCGCGCAATCAACATGGCTTATGACATGAGCGGAGCTCAAGCAGAAGCCTATCGCCGCTTCCTCGTGCAGTCTGGATTCCCAGAAGCCGCAAACATGGAGCGCCCGGTCCTGGTTCGTCGTCGCACTACACAGATGGACGACAACCAGCGTCGCCAGTTCGTCATTGAGGCGAATCAGTCTGCGACGATGAGCATGAGCAGCACCGAGCAGGCTGGATCTGACACCGCCAAAATGACCATGCAGGTTATGGGGGCTTGGCGTGGTGGCGAAGTCACCAGCGCCGCAAACCGTGATTTCGTCCGTAAGTTCATCGAAAGCGTGGTCCCGGCGTCTGAGCGCAATCAGATGATGGGTCGCGACGGACAGCTGAGCATCGACGGCAAGCGCCGTATTGAGAATGCGATGCTGGGCAAAGCGTTTGAGAATCCAGAAATCCTGGCTCAAATGACTGAATCGACCGACAACAATATTCGCTCAATCTCAGGGGCGTTGCTGGACATTGCTGGCCGCTGGGCGCAGATGCGCGACGAGATCAATGCGGGCCGCATTCCAGCTGAGTACGATGTCACCCCGCAGTTGGTAGAGGCGGCGCAGGCTGTAAGCCAGATGCGAGCAGAAAATCTGTCTGCTGCGGATTGGGTCGCTCAAGAGGATATGCTGAATCCGCGCGATCCGGTGACGGTGGCGCTCGTTAAGAGCTTCTTCGATGCGCGCCTGACAAGAGCAGCTGGGCGTGACAAGATTGTGGACGTACTGAATGGGTACGTCGATACCGTCATGGAGCAGAGCACCGAATCCATGTTCGGCGACCAGGTGCAGCCGGTCGATGTCATCGAGCAGCGCACCAACATCAGAAACCAGGAGGCTCAAGGTGGCCAGCAACAAACTCTCTTCACCCAAGGCGCGGGCGGTATTGGCGCAAGCGCTAGTAACAACAGCGGAAGCCAAGGGCGTACCCCATTACAAGGAAATCGCCAAGGAGCTGCTGGCGAAGGGCAAGGAGCAGGCACAGCTGGAGACGCCGGAAATGCCGAAACCGCGCAGCGTCCGGAAGGGTCGCAGAACCAGCGCACCGACACCCAAGCCAGTCCGGTAGAGGGTAGCGAGCAGACCCAGGACGATGGGCAGCCAGCTGGCTACCTCGACAAGAAGGATATTGAGGATCTAACCAAGGACGATCCAGCCTTGGCGGCTGTGGTAGCCGCGCCAGAAGAAAGGGTTATCACCGAAAACCGCGCCAAAAAGCACGGATTCATGTCGCAAGAAGAAGCGAACGACATGATCGGCCTTTGGCGCGAAAACGCTCTCAACGAGGGCGAGACTCTATCCATTGCCGCAGACAACAGCGACAAATATGTAATTTCCCTGTTTGACTCAACTGGAATGTGGGCGCGTCCCTGGGCGGAAGCCGGATACAACGTCATTACGATTGACCTGGTTGGCGACCCGAACAACCCAACCATTTCGATCAACGGCGAAGAAGGCGACATCAGCAATCTGAATGTTGAGTGGTTTCAGAAAATGGGCGTCGATGATGCCTGGGCTGTTCTTGCGGCGTGTCCCTGTACGGATTTCGCTGCGAGCGGCGCGCGCTGGTGGGGCGAAAAGGACGCCACGGGCCAGACCGAGAAATCAAAAGAGCTGGTCTATCAGACCATGCGCGTGATTGAGTATTTGCGTCCGCCTGTTTGGGCAATCGAAAACCCTGTTGGTCGGATTGAAAAGCAGACCGGACTGCCTCCGTACCGGATGTCGTTCAATCCAAATCATTTCGGCAACCCATACACGAAAAAGACACTTCTCTGGGGTAGCTTCAACGCTGAGCTTCCGCTGGCTCCGGTCGAGCCAACCGAAGGCTCGAAGATGCACAGCAAGTACGGCGGCAGCAGCGCAAGAACGAAGGCTGCGCGCTCTGCAACTCCAGAAGGTTTTGCCTACTCGTTCTTTAATGCAAACAGCTATAACAGGTTAAAACCGGCAGAAAGAACGCACCTCAGATTCCCGGCAATCGACAAGCAGCTGATCTTCAAGTCGCTGTTGTCTGGCATGTCGGAGCGCGATCTTGCTACTGCAATCGAAGATCAGTATTACGACGGCGACATTGAGGCCGCAGAAAAGATACTGTCAGACTTCATCGCAGAGAAAGACGCGAGCGATCTTAAGAAACGTGGCAATGACGACGAAGCCGCGCAAAGAAAGAAGGATCTTGATGATGCGCTGCTCCAAGCCATGCTTGGCGGAAGGCTCAAGGATGAAGCCCCCAGCAGCACTTCTAAGGCAGACGCTGGCCGCGAAAAGAACCAGCGTTTCCGTGGAACGCAAACGCAGAACCTGGAAACTGTTGCCAGCTTCACCAAGCGCACCTCGATCTATGAGAACGCTTTTTATGAGCTAGGCGCAGATCCTGCGAAGGCGTCTTTGTGGTCGCCGGTACGCCAGTTCGATTTCCTCGCGAAAGGGCTGCGCGATACCTACCAGCTGAGCTTTGTGCAGAAAACCAAGCGCGCCAACATTCGCGAAGGCATCGACCAGCTGCTCGACGGTTATCGCAACATGCAGTTTATGGCGCATGTTCTGGATCTTCCTTCCAGCGCAATCGGCCTTGAAGGAACCCTGGGTTTGGTGCTGCGCAGAAATGTTGAGTACCTGGGCGCGTACTATCCGCATGGTGGTCCGATTGAAGGCGTGATTACTGATGCGCCAACAATCTCAATTCCGCGTCGCTCAAATAGCTTTGCGCATGAGTGGGGCCATGCTTTCGATTACTGGCTGATGGGCAAATACGCCGAAGGCGAGCTGCAAGGCACGCTGTCTGCGGCGGTGCGTACAGGCGAGCCGGTAAGCGACGTCATGCCACAAGATGTTAAGGAGTCGTTCACCCTGCTGATGCGGACCCTGTTCTTTGATCGGGCCGCTGAGGCGCAGCAGATCATGGACCTTGAGCGCAAAATCGAGGTAGCCAAGACCGATGAGGCGCGCAAGAAGTACCAGGACCAGCTGGATAAAGTTCTGTCCGGCCAGTCCAAGAGCCGCAAAGACCGCAGCGATTACTACAAGCAGCAAGAACAATATGTGAAGCGCCGTGGCGGCGATCTGGACTACTGGCGCAAGCCGACGGAAATGCTGGCGCGTGCGTTTGAAGCGTATGTCAGTTTCAAGGTCGAAGCCGCAGGCGGATCAACCGAGTTCATTGGTAAGGGCTCGGAAGCCTACCAATCCGACGCGACTGATCGTCTTGAGCTGACTTTCCCCAAGAACAGCGACCGTTTCAACATCTTCCGCGCATTCGACTTGCTGTTTGATTCGGTACACCGCGAGAAGGTGTTTAAGGATGGCTCGTCTGCCGCGCGTCCGCGGGATGTCATCCTGTCGAACCCGGCGACCTATTTCCGCGACTCAATCAATACTAAAAACACCACACTCAAGGGCGTGTTCCAAGGCGAAATGGAGCAGATGCAGCGGGAAGTTCGTCAATGGAAGGCGTTTTGGAATCGCCCCAGCGACGGTCTGGGGCCGGTTGAGCGCGTAGGTCGCGCGCTTGAAGGGGTTTATCGCACCAATCGTGGCGCTGTGCTCAAGATGGAAAAGCGCTATCGCAAGCGTGGCAACAACGCAGCAGGCAATGCGATCTGGAACATCACCAAGCGCCTAGCGTCTGACCCTGGCGCGGGCCGCTCGACCTTCGATGGTGGCACTTACACCGAAGCGCTCGATCGCGAAATGATGCGTTACGAGAATCGCTTGGATGGGCTGATCGAGCGTCATGGCATTTTGGATTTCACCGAGAAGGAGCAGGCTGAGCTGCGCAGCGTACTGACCGCGCAGGGTGTCGAAGCCAACAGCGCCAGTCCGAAGGTGGCCGAAGCCGGTGCTGCGTTGCGCCGCTACATGAATGATCTCTATAGCTACATGCAGAACAAGGGTCTGGATGTTGGCTACCTTGAGGACCAGGGCTACCTGACCCGCATCTTGGATGAGGCGTCGGTGATCGAAAACTGGGAGGATTTTGTTAAAGACGCCAAGAAGGTGTACGAGGTTGTGTTCGATCGCGACGCGATCGGATTTGAGGATGGCATCACCCGCGAGGCAATCAATGACTTGATGAAGTTTGGGCGCGAGGCGCGCATTGACTTCAAGAGCGATGATTTCAAAGCCTTCCGCCAGGCGCGCAATAAACTAAACCGCTTGCTGCGTGCGCTGGATGCTGCCAACAACGAAGGCGACGCTGACAAGGTGGCTGAGGCAGAGGCTGCGCTCGATCAGTTCTTAGAGGAAAACGCCGACTTATTCCAAGAGACCTATGAAAAGGTCCGCGACATTTGGGCTGAGGCTGCTGCGAATAATTGGGCGGGTCGCATTATGTTCGGCTCGCCAGAGGGCTGGGACAGCAACTCACCGCGTGGCAACTTTATGAAGCAGCGCAAGCTGCCGCCGGAAGCCGACAAGCTCCTGGACGCCTGGTATATCGCTGATCCGTTGGAGCGCGTTCGCACTTATACCCGCGCAGCGATTCGCAAGACCGAGTACAACCTGCGCTTTGGCAAGCCAGCAGGGTCGCGTGGCAATTCACAGCTGCATGATCTGCTCGAGGGCTTGGTCGAGTCGGGGGTGAGCAAGGCGGATCGCGCATTCATTGAAAAGATCATTGCTCAAGAAACTGGCACGGTCCGCAGCGGACTGCCAGGCGGGCTCGAGGCGGGACTGGATAACTTCCGTACCGTATCGGCGATTACGCTGTTGGGTCGCGTTGTGCTGACCTCGCTGGTTGAGCCGCTTACGGTGGGGCTGCAAACCGGCAAGGCGTTTGATGGCTTGAAGGGTCTGGCGATGACGATTCAAGAGATCATGCCGACCGCAACGGTGCGGGATCGTCGTGCGCTGGCACGCGCCCTGGGGATTGTGGCCAATCCGATGACCGCAGAAATGCTGAGCAATCGAATCGGGGGCCAGCACAAAGAGTCGCGGATTGTTACGCGCGCAGCGGGTGGGTATTACCGCCGTGTTGGTTTGACTGGATTGACCAACGCGCAGCGCCGCAGCTCGATGCAGCTGGGTATCAACTACTTCTATTCGCTGTCTGAGGTGATCTTGGACGAGCGTGCGACGGACAGCGAGAAGGATGCGGCGCGTCGTGAGCTGATGGATTTTGGCTTGCAGGAATCCCAGCTGGATGAGTTTGCAGCCTGGATGACGCAGTTCGACGATCGCTTGCCGACCCCGGAAGAGGTAACGGATGTCGATGGTCGTCTGACCGATTTTGGCGAAATGCTGGCGACTGGGATTGGTCGTTTGACTACGCAATCGATCCAGGTTCCGCGTGGCATGGATGCGCCGTTCTTTGCGAATACGCCGATTGGCCGTATTACGTTCATGCTGCTGCGCTTCTCGATGGCGTTCTTCCGCAACATCATCATCAAGAATGTCAAAAAGGTGCAGCGTGAGTCTGCTGCGCGTGGCAAGTTGGCGGGTGCAAATGTTGCGGCGCGTCAGTTTGTAGCGCCTTTGGCTTTGTTGTATGCCGGCCATGTGGTGCTGAGCATTGCGCGCGAGATCATCTTCAACCCGGATCGCTGGGAGGAGGAGAAGGAGAAAAACGACAAGAATCCGAGTGCGTTTTATCGCGCAACCGGGATTCCGAATTACATCTGGGGCTTGTCGTTCTCGCGTGCGGGTTTCACAGGGATTGCGGACCCGGTGTACAACGCGATTTATGGGCTACGGTATCAGCGCGACCTGGCTAATGTTTTCATTGGTGCGGGTGGTGCGTGGTTCTTTGGGGATCTCCAGGCGATCTTGGAGGGTTTCCAGCGTAACAGCGATGCGAACAATCGCACGGAGACGCGACAGATCAAGGCGGCGTATGAGATTACGGCGCAGCCGGCGATGGCGTTGTTGACTGGCTTGCTGCCGGCGGGTCGGGCGACGGGTTATGGCTTGGGTGCGTTGTACGGTTATCTCTCGAGTCCTGCGTTTAAGTCGCAGTTTGCGGAGTGGTTTGTGGGTCCGCAAGATCCGAAGGGGAAGCGTAGTAGTCGTTCGAGTGGTGGCGCGTCAGAGGGCTACCGTATCAAATAGGTTGTGTACCAAAAATCTGTTGATCCGGCGTATGGAAATCGCTATAGTTCGCTCCGCATTAAGTATAGAACGCAACGAAAAGCGCAACTGATATTTAATACAGCGAAAATCAGACACGGGAAGGGCTCATAACCCCTTGATTCCAAACATGATTTTCGAGACCATGCGGGAATAGCTCAGTTGGTAGAGCACAACCTTGCCAAGTCGGGCATCAGACAGTCTGTCATACACAAAATGGCGTAGTAGCAAGGGGTAGAGCAGAGTTTGTATGACGTTGTATGACGATCATACAGCTCATTCTGCGTTTTATTGAGCTAAAAACGCAGCGTTGCGTTTTTCAGAAAACGCATCAGACAACCCGACAATCGGGGCGCTACCTGCGCGCAAGCTGTTGATCGCTCCGCGTAGATAGTTCGGCTGGTAGTGCAGGTAATTCTTCTCAACAGTCTTAATGCTGTCGCCTAGAATTTGTGCAATCTCAACCATCGACACTCCATTCATTGCCAGGCGTGACGCAAGGTTATGCCGGAATGTGTGTGCCGTAATTTCAGCCAGACCCAGCTGCTCACGCATCCGGTCAAACGACTTTCTGATCGCGCCAGGATGGAACAACACATAGTCCGTTTTGGCTTCAATCTTCGCCCGCTTTAGGATCGGCAGCAGGTAGTCGCTGATCGGTACGACCGGGCGTCGTTTGTTGGTCTGGGATCGACCGTAGGGGTTCAGCGTAATCAGCTGCCGCTGGAAATCGACCTGCTCCCATTTCAACTCACGCAGCGTAATCGAGCGCGCCCCGGTTTCGAGCAGCAGCCAGACATACAAGCTCAGGCGCGGGATCGTCGAGGGAGAGGCGGGCGGTTTGATGTAGTTCTGGATGATCTCCAACTCGTCGTCATGCACGATCCGATGTCTGGAATCCGGACGCGGCGGCATATTGATATGACACAGCGATCTCGGATCGACGCGCAGCGCCCTGGGCTCGACACGCTTGGACATGAAATTGAACACGGCGCGCATGATGGTCAGCTCTTTCAGCAGCGTACCGTCACCCACCGGCTTGTGTCCTTTCCATCCGCGACGGCGCTTGTCGCAGTACGCGCGGATGTCCTGGGCTTCGATCGTGTCGATCTCCATGTTCCCGAAATAGCTATTCAGGTTGTTCCCGACATAGCCGATCTCTTTCTGGGCGACGGAGTGGACCGTAACGTGCTGGTCGAAATACAGCTCGAAACACGCATCGAAGGTTAGGATCGTCCGCTTGATCTGCTCCTCTTCGCGTGCGCTTAACCAGCCTTTGAGGCGATTTTGCGCTTCCTGTAAATCGCTCGTCCGAAGGCTTTGTCTTTTGCTTCGGCCATCCTCGTTGAAGAGGACATACCAGCCGCCGTTGAACTCTGCGAGCCTCGGCGGCAGCTCTTTTCTTGGCATAATTGCTCCTGTATGTAGTGGTTTAGCGAGGTTTCTACAATCATCGTTGGCGCGCGTCCGCGTCCAGGCAGATACTCGAGCTGGCCCCGCTTACGCAGCTCGGCAACGAATCGTTTGCTGCGCCCAATCCTGGACGCAGCTTCTTTCTCAGTTATCAACTTCATTGAGTAGCATGAATACTTTTACTGCCAAGTCTTTCGGCAGCTTCATGTCACAACGCAAGCGCATGTAGCCGCGTTCGGCTTCGACTTCCTTAATCTCAAGGCGCGCTGACGCTTCCTCGTGCGCCGTTTCGTAATAGCTGGGCAGCAGATCCTCCGGAGCACAGCTAAGCACCTTGGCCATCTTTGTGAGGCTGATCGGTGAGGGGAGGGATCGTGCGCGTATGTATGTCGATACGGCATCGCGGTTGATGCCTGCGTATCGAGCCAGCTGAGATTGGGTCCAGCCCTTCTCGAGCATTTTCTGGTACAGGCGCTTGGCGAATTCGGCCTTTGTTGAGTCTCGGTTTGGCAAGATGGCTTCCTTGTCTGACAAAGGTTCTGAATGAACTTTGTATTTCGGCACGGTTATCTCCTTCGTAATTGTAGTTTGTGTGGGACAAGTTGTCCGACACCCAACTGATACTATACAGACATATTGTAGGTGTCAATTCGTCCTACAACCTTATGAAACGCTTATATTGTCTAGGATCAGAAAATTTGATCGCAGAATTTGCGGACATTGTGTCTGTATGAAAGCCGACAGTTGGTTGACAAAGTGTCGCTCATCAATTTTAATTTGCGAATGTCAACTCAAAACGGAAATGCCGATCGTCGTCCTACATTCTCCAGACCAGCGCTCGATTGCTGGCGTGTAGTGGCGCACTTTGGTGGACTCACCTCGCTAGTAAAGATGATGCGGGAAGAAGGCGTCGATCTCAGCGCAGATGCTGTAGATAAGTGGAGACGCAGAGGGAATATTCCCACAAACCAGCTTGTTCACTTGGCCGCAATAGCCAGGAAGCGCGGCATGCGTTTCGACATCTACGACTTTATAAAAACAACAGACGGAACCCACAACAATGGACTTAGAAAGAGAGCAGCTAGCTGACCTGATTTGGGCCAGACAAGTCTTTAATGACATGGGCGATGATCGCGACGAGCCAGGACACGCGATCTGGATTACAGAACAAATTGCGCGACATGCGGACAATCAGGAAATCAGGGATTTAGCCAAGAACATCCTGAACCGCGCGCAGAATCGGTGCTACTTAAACGAGAACACGTTTTGCTTCCTGCGGGCGCAGCAGGGTAAAGCGTGAAGATCATTGGGATCGATCCAGGCATTTCTGGAGCTGTTGCCGTTTTTGATCTGAGCAACAAGGCACTTGCCGTTCACGACATGCCAGTTGTTGAGCTGAAAAGCGGAAGCACCAAGAAAAAGTCTGTGTCTGAGGCCATGCTGGCCTCGATCTTGAAGAACATCGACGCGGAGCATGCTTTTATCGAGCATGTTTCCGCGCGACCCGGCCAGGGCGTGACTTCGATGTTCAATTTTGGCGTGGGCTACGGCGTGATTCGCGGTGTGCTTGCAGCCAGCAACATTCCTTTTACCGCAGTTGCACCTGTGAAATGGCAGCGCGATCTTGCTTTGAAGCAGGGCAAGGACGCGAACCGCGCAAAAGCAGCGGAGCTGTTTCCTGAGTTTGCTGGGTACTTCACTCGATCTAAAGATGATGGCAGGGCCGACGCTTCACTACTCGCGTGGTGGGGATGCACGCACACCTACATCAAAAAAATTTTTGAGAAGGATGTCTGATTTGACGACTATCACCAATGGATTTATCCAACACGGCATCGATCACCTGAGCCCCAGCTCGCTCAACATGAGCATGGGCAGCTTATCTGCTTGGTGTGTTCGCTACCTCCTTCGCCAGCGCTTTCCGTCTGGCTGGGCAGCTGAACGCGGCAAGGCAGCAGAGAACGGGGTGGCAGCGGGGCTGTTCAATCCGGATCTGTCGGACGAGGACTGCGTGAAGTTCGCGCTCGAGAGCTTCGACAACGTGGCAAAGATTGACGACATGCTTGCGCTTGCCGATGGCAAAGAGAAAGCGCGCAAGGAAGTTGAAGCGATGGTCCCGCTCGCGCTTGCTGAGCTGCGCCCTCTAGGCGTGCCTACCGCACCGCCGATTGGCGAGAACCAGCGCAAGATCGGACTCGACTGCCGCTTTCGTCCAGGCGAGAACGGCACGGTGCATGTCATGGGATACCTGGACTTCTATTACTCAGAGATCCCGCTCGTGGTGGACCTGAAAACCACAGGCCGCATGCCATCGAGCTTTAGCCAGGCGCACGGCATTCAGGCAGCGATTTACGCAAGGGCCATGAAGTGTCCAGTTCGCTATTTGTATGTCACGCCCAAAGCGGCGAAGTGGCTCGAGATCACAGAAGAGGAGATCGAGCACTACTTAGAGGTGGTGCGCGACAGCGTGAAGCGCCTCGAAAGATTCCTGAGCTTGAGTGACGACGGCGAGAAGCTGGCGCGCTCGGCTCCATACGACCCATCTAGTTTTTATTGGCGCGGTGCATCGCATCTGGCGCAACTCATTAGCTGACGACGGCAATGAGGGACCGCAAGGTTTGGGCTGCATGCGGCGAAGAGCTGGTCCTCGACATCGATTACATCCTTGAGAAGAACGGATGCAGCGCACGAGAACCCGGCAACGAATTGTATTTGCACGTTGTATTGCGTGCGTTCGCGGACCTTCGGCCTTCGGCGTGGAAATCAGTCGCGATAACGAATGACGCGAGGTATTGGCTGCTGCACGACAACCATGACTTCGACCTGGTGTGCAAGTTCGCGGGAGTTGATCCCGACTGCATCCGAAAGATCGCTGAGAAATATGTGGCTTACCTCGATGGCGGGGGCAAGCCGAAACGAATCGTCCTTGGGGACGCTGAGTAGCGGGGACTCTCCTTCCTGCCTGGTATCGCCGCACCAGATTAACAACGCGGCGCTAAACTGCATAAAGGGAGCATTTTTATGCCTTTAATTATCGGTGGTGGCGGCGACTCTAAGCCGTTTATTCGTTTCAAGCTCCAAGTCAATGCTTGGGAAATGAGCAGCGAAGCAGGAATGATCGAATTCGAGTGGAATTCGCCTGTTGTCTTTGACATTGAAAACATCCAGCTGGGGTGGTTGTTGCTTGGTGAGGGTCTGCGTGAATGGCAGCCGTGGCCGAACAACAACCAGACAGCAAAGCCGCATGAGGGCGAATGGAAAACCGGCTTTGAAGTTAATGTTTTCTCCAAAGCACTCTTTGGCGACGAGCCAGTTCGCCAGTTCAGCTCGAGCCAGACCGGCGCGCTCGAGTTCATCAAGAAGCTCTACAACGAATGCGAATCGAATTTTGGTAGCGGCCAAGTTCCTGTAATTGAGATTACCGGAGCAAAAGCAACCAAGATCGGCAGGGGAACAACCCGCATTCCTGAGTTTGCGATTAAGAAATGGATTGATCGCCCAGCAGAGCTGGCATCGCAGAATCACTCTCCGTCCGCACCTCAACCAGCAGAAGCCCCAGCACCCGCTGCGGCGGAAGTTGACGAGTTTTAAGAGTAGTGGTGGTTGCCCGCCTCCGACGGGGGGCGGGCCTTTTTAATCATGTGCGGACAGTTTAATGACAACAACAACAACCTTGCTGGAGGTAGCGCGGCGCTACTTTGAGCTGGGGCTACAAGTCATACCGTGTCATACGGTGGAGGATGGCATTTGCACTTGCCGTGCGGGCAAGGACTGCGTGTCACCGGGCAAGCACCCTGCAATACCCTGGCAAAGATTTCAAAAGCACAAAATCGACGAAGCGCAGCTGGACATCTGGTTTGGCGACGGCGCTATGTATTCAAACAAGAACATCGGCATTGTCACAGGCTCGATTAGTGGCAACGTGTTTGTTGTCGATGTTGATATTGGCCAAGGAAAACTCGGCGATGAATCCCTTGAAGAGTTACAACTCGCGAATGACGACTTACCTATCACCCTTGAAAGCAAAACTGGAGGCGGAGGCCGTCAGTTCTTTTTCAGGGCTCCAGCTGGAATGGAGATTGTTACAGATAAGAATGTACTCGGCCCAGGTATCGATACTCGCGGCGAAGGTGGATTCGTTGTCGCGCCACCAAGCCTCCATAAAAGCGGGCGTCGTTACGTCATGGATTGGGAGCCGATTGAAGATGCTCCAGGTTGGCTACTGGATATGGTGCAAGTCGGTGCTATCCATGATGGCCATGGACGCGGCATTCAGGATTCCAGCGCGTCTGATAATCCGTTCAAGGCTGGCGACGGTCGCGAAGGCGTCATGGTCCGCGTCATTCTCAGCACAATCACGTCGTATTGGCGAGAGCATCAAGCGCTTCCTGACCTCGACACGTTAATTGATCTCGGCTATCCGAATTATGTTGAGAAGGTAAAGGCTCGAGAGGCGACGCTCGACGCGGAAAATCGCGGCATCAAGTTATTTACGCAGCGCGCCAGCTATCAGCTGAATCGTGCAAGGCGCAATGAGTTGCGTGTTCTAACCAAAGCAAAGGAAGAACAAGCGCTCGAGGTTCGGTCGCACGGCACAATCGCCCAGGCACTTACGCGCGATGAGTTCGATGAATTCGACGAGCCAAGCGAAACAACCGCAATCAAGATCGATAGTCAGTCGCTCGAGCTGAGCGATTGGGCGATCAAACGCTTTGTCGGCGAGCCGCCGGAGATTGATTGGTTAATCGAAGGGGTGATCCCGCACGGCATTCCTGCATTGCTGGCTGCGATCGGCGGCCTGGGTAAGTCGTTCCTGCTGCTTGATCTGGCAATGAAAGTTGCCGGCGGCGGCACAGCATGGGACGACGAAATGCAGATGGCGTTCGGCGGCAAGGTGTCGAAGTTCGGCAAGGTGGTCTTTCTCACCGCAGAAGATTCGGCCTCGAGCGTGCATCGTCGCCTCGACTCGATGGATCACAGCGAGCTGCGAGCAAAGGCTGCGGAGAACCTGATCGTTGTTCCGCTGCCGGATGCAGGCGGCGCGTTTCCATTCATTACCGCTGACAGCACCGGGCTTCACCACACGGCAGGTTATATCGAGCTGCGCAATCAGCTGCTCGAGCTTGGCAATGTGCAGCTGGTGATCTTCGATCCGCTCCAGGCGTTTGTGCATGCCGACGTTACGGCGGACCCAGCTGCCGCGCAATTCTGGTGGTCAACCATGAGTGAGCTGTGCGCGGTGCTCAACGCGACAGTCGTTGTCGCGCACCACATGCGCAAGGACGGCGCATTCAGCATCAAGCATGCAAGCGATGCGCGCCAAGCCATTCGCGGAACAACCGCATTGGTCGATGGTGCTCGCTTGGTGTATTCGCTGTGGTCGCTGCCGGAGCAAGAGGACGAGGAGATCAGCAGGCTGCTCGAGGTCGAGCCAGGGCAGTCCAATGTTGCGTGCGGCGCAGTCGTTAAGACCAACGAATTCGCGGACATGCACATTCGCACATTCAAACGCAGCGACGGCGGCTTGCTGGTCGATGTTACCGGCGAAGTCGAACAGCTCATGGCAGACGCCAGCAGCATCAGTCGCAGTCAAGAGAACGCCATCTTCGAGGAAATCGAAAAGCGCTGGAGCAATGGCGATCCATTCAATCCGAATCCACGCGCGCGCAGTCATTCGTTTGTGTACTGGCTGTCGCAAACGTATGGGCTGCCGAAGCGTATTGCTGAGGGGCGCATGCACGGCTGGATGAGTAGCGGACGCCTGGTCGCGAAAACGCATGACGTTGCAAAGCGCCCTGGCTTACGCATGCACGAGCAACAACAGGAGGCACAACGATATGTATAGGTTGATGAAGGAGGTCGATTATCTCGCGATCAGCGTGATTCTCGGCGTGGTGGTTGGCGTCGTTCTTGGCGTTATGGGTTTCTTCTCATGGACGATCACGCAATGAACAACTATCCAAGCCGAGAGGATTTCGACCCCTATTTTTACGACCCCGATAGCGAGCTCGAGGCGCGCGATCGGATGCGATTCATAAGAGACAGAGAGGATTGGGAGGACTATGAAGGGTTCAGACAAGACCAAGAGGAAGCTGAAAACAATGCGGCTGGAAGCGTGGCTAACCCATGAAGGACGGCTTTGTTATTTCACGCCAATTCAAGCACCGCTGAAAAAGATGATTCGGCTGCAAGAGTTGGATAAGGAGGTTCAGGTTATGGAGTTCGATGATGAGGCTGATAAGTGAGGCGCTGCAAAACGCCAAGCGCAGATTGGCTTATGTCGAGGATCGGTACAAACACACCAAGCGCCGCGAATGGATGATCGAAGCGGCACACGTCGAGTACCTGATTCATTTTTTACGCGGCGAGGTTTATGGGAAAGCCAGACCGCAAAACATACCAACAGGAGGAATGAGTTATGAAGATTTCATCCGACGAATTGAAAGGGTGCGAAACCTACCGGATGCAGATGCAAGCGATCGCACTCGCAACACAAGGCTTTTGGAAGAGAAACACGGGCTATAGAAACATCGAGACCGAGGCGTTGAAGGCGGTGGTTAAGTTGCGCAGCGACTACGACCGTCTCTGCACCCAGGGCAAGCCGAAGTATTCGCGCGACGACGTGCTGATGCTGGCGGTGCAGGCGGGTGTGTTCGATGTGTGGTCGCAGCTGAGCGAGTCTCGATACGACAAGTTGAGCCCGATGATCCACGCACTCGAGCGTTTTTACGAGCTTGCTGTCGGAAATGAGGACAGCCGGACGACATGAACCCAGACAGGTACGACGACCCGATCTGGGGCGATCTCTTTCGAGAGGCCGACGAAGAGTGGGATCAGGCGTGCGCAAAAGCCAAAAAGCAACACGAAAAGAAACACGGAAAGCTGAAAGAAGGACAGGTCTGGGGAGCCAGACCGGGAAAGAAGGGGCGGCCTGCTGAGCTCGTCCCTGTGCCAGACCCAAAGCATTTCCTGGAGTTACTGAAAGGAACCGACATGCGGACACACAGAACACCTTCGGGAGCCGTCCCGAAGAAAGATCCAGACGAACAGATCAAGGCGGTCTTAGCCCCGCTCGAGCGCGTTGCAGCGGAGCTCGAGGACAAGTGGGGCCGGGATCGACTGTGCGGGCTGGTCGATGAAGAGATGGCGGGCCGATTCGGCAGCGCTGCGGCGAAGCTCGAGGAAGCTCGACGCGGCAAAAACATCGAGCAGATCAAGAAGAAGGCCGAGGTGATGCGTCGCGGCTGGATGAAGCTCGACGAGCTGGCCGAGGCCGCAGGACATGAACCCTGGCAGCAGCCGGACGTGTGGGAAGGACGCCAGCCGGACGGCACGGTGTTCCTGATTGCAAAGGATCGCAGCACCGCGATCGCTGCGCACAAACAAAGCGGGGTGGGCGTGTGGACGCTGGAAGAGATCGGCAAATTGATCCAGCACCACGACCCGAAAGGCCTGACCCAAGCCATGAAGGACACCTTCGATGCTGAGCTGGTCAGCTGCTCCGCCACCCACGACGACGACCTGCCGTTTTGACAACCTATAAGGAAAAACTTATGAGTGAAGAAACGTACCCGGAAGCAATCGAGCAGCTGATCGATGTCATCCGCCGCCGCACCCCGAAGGGGCCGGGCAGAGCAAAGCAAAAACCCAATCCGCGCGGCAAGCCGATCCGCCCCAAGATCTTCCGCAACCGCATGGTCAAGTTCATGCGGGAGCGGCTGCATTGGACGGTCGAGATCAACAAGGCTGTCCTCGACCCGCTCACAGGGACGTACAAGCGCACAGACGCCCCCAGCGTGGTCATCACCCATCCGTACCGCATCGCCATCGAGCTCAGTTCCAACAAGCCTGTAGCGACCCAGACGGAGCGCCTGAGCACATTCGACGGCTTCCGCGTCATCCTGCTGACCAACACCGGGGAATACGACCCCAACCTGGACAAGCGCGGGCAGTTCCACCGCATCAGCGACGAGCAGCTGAGTCAGATCGACTACTTGATCGGGGTGAGAACGGCGACGGTCAAACCGCAAACACCGGAAGAGATCCAGCGCGGCTATCACTTGTTCGAGTTCGACGACGACATGAAGCTGGAAACGCTCAAGCTGATCCAGCAGGCATGGGAGAGCAAAACACCGCTGTCCGATCACGCCAATGTCCGCAAGCTGCACGAGTATCGAAACATCAATGGGGAGCGCTACCTCCCGGCTGTGCTCAACGAGCAGCTAGGGGTGCATCATCGAGCTGCGCAGGCGAACGCGAAGCGGATGAAAGCGGAAGGACTCATCGAGCACAGCATGCACCCGTACTACCGGATGCGCGGCTTCCGTCTCACAAAAAAAGGGGGGGAATTTCTCGCTAAAGCGACCTCCTAAACCCGGACATGTTGTCTACACAAAAACACCCTTCTACCCCCCCATACCCCCCAGGGTATACGTTTTACACTTTTCGAGGGACATGTTGTCCGGTATTGGAACCTCGGGGGGAGCGGGCGCGTGGAGTCGCCGCCGCGCGTCCGCGCCCCCCTCCGAGAGTGCTGCGGAGCGCACCTTCGCAGGTGCTTACCTGTCCTCGCACTCTCGGCGGGGCAGCGGACAGGTGCAAGGTGAAAGTTGGTGGAGCTGCACAGCAGCACAGCAGCACAGCATCGAGCCGTGAGCCGCGACGGATTGGAGCGGAGATCCGGAGGGGCTGGATTTAAGCGGAAACAAACTAGCTGGAGGAGGGAAGGAAACCCGCCGCCGCGCAGGTCGCAGGATCGAGCAGATCGAGCAGGCAAAAAAAGACCCGGCGAGTAGCCGGGTCAAAGTGCCGCCATCAGCACGGAGGAGATTAGGTGAGTTCGAGGAAGGCCAGCACCACGCCCGCGACGCACACGGTCAGGATCGCAACGTCGGTGAGGAAGCCGTAGGCGTCGAGCGAAAGTTCCCGCCGCAGGTAAGCTAAGAAATTAGACACTCCAGCGCTCCTCGAAATAGGTGTCGCCGTCGTGCCGCTCATGCGTCGCGACAAAGCCCAGAACATTGACGTAGTGGTGTGATGGGCCGTACACCCAAACCGAAGTCCTCAGTTCCAGATCGCCCTCGTCGTCGTCCTCATACTCGTCGCACTCGACGACCGACCAGATCTGATCGACGTCGAACCCGGCAGCGTGAGCGTCCGCAGCGCTAAAGAACAAATTGCCGCCCTCGGCGCGTATTTCCTCGAATGGGAAGTTCTCAACGACGGTATAGGTCATGCTGTAGGCTCCTGTGCGTCCCGTAGGGATTGAATCAGCGCGTCTAGGTAGTCGGATAGCGCATGGGCCGCTGTTCCGCTAGGAAGGTCGGCCACGCAGTCTGAGAGGCCATCCTTGTTGCGCAGGTACACCGACCAGTAGGAGGGCTCGATGTTCTCGCTCGGATGCAGAACGCGCCCGAAGCAGTCGTCCTCGGCCAGAACCGGGTGCGCTTCTGCGTGCGTGTAGTCCTCAAGCGCATTGCTGCGCGGAGTCTGTATCCAGTAGTCGCTCATGCTGCACCTCCAGCCGTCGAACAGTAGGACGCCATCGCGTGAATGGGCGAATAGGCGTCGTGGATCTCGTCAGGCTCGATGTGGTCGGCCATCCAGCGGGAAGCGGTCTCGCGGCTCACCTCAAGCCCCTCGGCCTTGATGCTGGAATTGATGAATAGCGAAAGATCGCCGTCCTCCTCAAGATAAACGTCGTCGCCCTGCTGGTAGCTGTAGTGGCTCACACGATCCTCGATGTCGAGTCTCCGCAGGCTCTCGCGCGGTACGCGCAGCCAGCCGTGGGATGGGTCGGAAAAGAATTGGTATTTCATG